TGCTGGTAGGCGGGGTCGGGCGGAGCAGGCGATCGTCCGTCCTCGCCAATCAACGAGGTGATCGTCGAGCCGTTTCAGTGCGATTTGGCCGGCTGATCGTCGAAACGCTCAGGCCGGATTGGCAAGAGCGGCGCGTCCGACCACGGAACTGCGCTCTGAGCAAATATCTCCTCCACCGCTTCGATAAAGCTGGGGTTAACCGTCGTAGTGTTGGCGTCGCCATCTTGGAAATACGCTTTCACCAGGTTCTTCAAGCGCGTCGTCCCGTAGATTTGCGTGCCATTCCATAAGAGACCGCCTTCATTGCCCTTGCGTGAGAAAGGGCTCTTTTCGCGGACCGCTGCAAAGAGCGAAGCATTATCTTTACAGTCGACATAGGCCAGCACTACGATTAGGTCAGATTTTATGCACCGGTAAGTCATGTCGACGCCGAATTGCCAGCGGGCGCGGGTATAATCAGGAATCGAAGACAATATTCCTTCAGCGATATACACCATACCCCACTCATCGCGGGAGAGCGCGAGAAGCGTATGTTGGAGCCAATGTGCGATTTCATTGCTTATCAACATATCTAACCCCCGCTTTTCGGAAATTTCAATTTCAGGAGCTGTCCACCATTTAGTCCATTTACAAATGTATTGTTTATATCTACACTTGCGGTCGTAGCGGTTGTCTGAAACCCCGCCCAACCACTGGGGCGGTAGGTAATATACGATCCGCCTGAATATCCTACAACGACCCCCTGAGATGCGGCGAGCGGCGGATTCGGCTGCGTTAAATCGGGATCGAGCAGTTGGATCGACGTTATTTGGACGCCTTGCGTAACCTTTCCTACGAAGTCCGACGCGGCTGAATTTGGATCGCCCGACGCGGGCATCGTTCGGGGGTAGCCCGGATTGCCTCCGCCTGGCAACAAACCGTTCGGCGCGACGGCAGCGGCAAGCGTGCGGGACGATTCTGACTGTTGCGAGCTGGCCTCGGTTGGCGCTGCGGTTGGTGCTGCCTGTGTCGCGGCAGCGTCGTCGGGCGAACTCGTCGGCCCGGCCCCTTGCGTCTCAGTGGACTCTGTCGGTGGAGCTTCGGCTTCGATGGGCGTGCTCGGGGCGGACAGAAACGTCGGACCCCACGGCAATTGCATTTCCTTGAAGCCCGGTCCGGGCGGTTCCGTCCCGGTAGCTACCTGGAAAGTTTCGGGGTTCCAGTAGACCTTCCATCGGGGCCCGTTTTCGTCGCCGCTCCCCGGTTGAGGCTCTTCTTCTTTGAGCTCTTGAGGTTCTTCCTCGGCCTCACCCATAGCGACCACAGCATCGGTCACAACTTGGCTGTTATCGTTGTATGCGACCTGCACGCCCTGGTCCGGGCGGGCCCTCGCCCCGTTCCCAGGCTCGACCGCATCCTCCGCCGTCGTGAACCGCCCCTGCTCATCATGATACGGGTTGAACTTCGCGACCTTCGCCGTCCCCGCCAACCCGAGGTCCGCCCGCGCCTCTTCGCGGGTCTTGATCCCGGCGCCGACGAGCGCAACAAGCGTCTGCGCCTGCTCCAGCGGGTCGATCGCATCGTCGCCGACCCAGGTGAATTCCAGATCGGGTTGTTTGAGACAGACCTGCACCACTCGGTCGAGCGCGCTCTTCACCCAAGCCTTCAGCGGAATGAGTCCTTCTTGCGTCGCCTGCGTGCGTAGCGTCTGCGACGTCGCCCGGTTGACCTGAGTGACGAAGGCGGAGGCCGGCACCGAAAACGCGTAGCAGATGACCCTTGCGAGCCATTCGTCGTACTGATCCTTCAGCGGCGGCTGACGCGTCTCGGTCAGCTTGAATTCCGCCGGCATGAACTTGACCATGCGCCGGCGCGCGAGATTGCCGCTCATCAGCGCGTCGAAATAGTCCTGGAACTGCTTTATCTGATCGACCGTCCAGTCCTTCGGCAGCGTGGCGAAGGAATCCGGGATCGACCCGGTGTTGTAGTAGTCGAGCGTCGCCTGCTCGCGGCGTAGCGCGATGTTGATGGTGAGCGCAATTTGCTCGACCGGGCTCATGCCATAGAGCCGGTGCGAGCGGACGTTGCGCGGCAGATAGATGAGTTCGTCGGAAGCGAAGTCGGCGGCGGGGACGCCGTGGAGCACTTGCTGATAGGCGGGATCGGGCGGAGCGGGCGATCGTCCGTCCTCGCCGATCAGCGGTTTGACGGTGGCGCCGTCGATCACGTCGAGCGAATAGAGGGCGCCCGACCGGGTGAGCCGCGGATAGAGGCAGGCCGCGTCGATGACCAGCATGTCCTCGATCAGCATGCGCAGCCAGGTCGCGAAATCATGCCTGCGGTCAGGCGTCGTAAGAAACGCGAGCGCGGCGGCGATGCGCGGCGCGGCGTCACCTGCGTTGCGCGGGTCACGCGGGCGCAGCGTCCAGTTGAGGCCGGCGATCTGATCCTTGCGGGTTTCGATAACCGCGCGCAGCAGCGGCAGCGCGTCGGCGAGCGCGCGAAGTCCGTTGAACGACAAAGCCGCGTCGCCGCGCGGCACGTAAGAGAGGTTGACGCCGAAGGGATAATCCCACTGCCGTCCCTTCACCTCCGGCGGCGCTTGCGGCGCGAGCGGCTGTTGCGGCCCGAACCAGCTCTCCGGCCCGACCCCGGAGATCACGAACCGCGTCGCGGCCGTGATGCGTGCGAACACGCTCGCGGGGATCGGCGTTTCGACGCCGCCTGAAGGCATAAGGTTGTCCTTTGATGAAGCGCCGGCTGCACGCTTTCCCGCGCTCGCCCGGCGAGGCCTCACGGACCGACGAGACGCACGCTCACGACCGCGAGTCCGTCGCCGTCAAGGTCTCCGGTATCCCGCACGGGTACGCCGACAATCTTGCAATCATACACGACGCCGCCGAGCGTCTGACGCCCGCGGCTCGTGTCCAATTTCGAGGGCGCGAGCGCCGCGTCGATCGCGTCGAGCGCCTCATTGATGGCTGAGGCGCCAGGCCTCGTTGGATCGCGCGCGTCGAAATAGAGAAACAATTTCGCTTCAAAGGTTCGTCGAGGCGTCGCAAGCGTAGACCACTGGTAGGTCTCCGGCCCGGACTCGAGCTGGAACAGAGCGGGGCGCAAGCTCGCCGGCACCTCGCTCCACAGTTTCATGCGCCGCGAGGCGAGACCCCAATCATAGGCATTGGAGACGGCCGCGAATAGGGCGGAGAAGACGGCTTCGCGGCTCATCGATCCTCCCATGCCTCTTGCACCGCATTCGAAAGCTCCTCGACGATCTCGTCGTGGGCCTCATCGAGGCTCGATTGCAGATAGCCGCTTGCGGGAATGGTCGAGCCGGGATGCTCGACCCGCCGCGCGAACCGCTGCACGCCGCCGATAACGAAAGCTAGCGCCTGCGCCTTATCCGGCAGAATTTCATGCGCGGAGGTCCGGCCGCCGTATTCCTGAATGGCCGCATATTTGACGTCGCCGAACGAGCCGACGGTCGCGTTCACCTGGTTGCCGTCGATCGAAATATCCGACGAGATCGATGCCTTGAGGGCGCCAGTTCGTATTTGCAGCACGCCGCCGGAAAGCTTTTCCTCGCGAACCTTTTCGGCCAGCGCCGCAGCGAGCTGGCGCGCCTTTTCTTCGAGGCGCGCGAGGAGGTCGGCGGGTAGCGAAGCGAGCTGAAGGTCGAGAGTCTCGACGCCTTCGAGTGCCGCAAACATCAGAACGCCGTCCTCTTATAGGGAGCGATGAGCGCTTCGACTGAGGCCGACACGCCCGAAACATCGTAAGCGATCGTCTCTTGGCCGCCGACGGATTTGGAGCGTAGACCGATGCGGTCGGCGGCGCGAAATCTCTCGGCGGCCAACTCGGTTGCGGCTTGCGCGAGATCCTGAGGAATGAACCCGTAGGAGATCGCCAAAGCCACGCCGGCATCGCTGGAGCTGAACACATAGACTCCGTTGGTCACCGAATACTGCCCTGTGCTGGGCGCGGCCTTCACAACCTGCAGCGCAAGTCCGGAGCTCGCGTAAGCAACGCCGAGGTCCGAAGCCCAAGGACCGAACGGGGCCGACGCGGTGACGTTGAACGGGGCCGCTGCCGGCGTGATCCAGGTTTCAGACTGAATCGCGTAGCCGGCCTCGTAGATCACATCGAGTCTCTGGCGGCGCCGGTGATAACGACGTCCAAACAAATCGATAGCCTGTGGCCGCCCAGGCGGCGCGGTATCGCCAGGCTGCAACAGGTATCCGAGTGCGGGTTCGTTGCTCGTCAGAGACGCCGGTGGCAAAACAAGGCTGTCCAAAGTGACTGACGAGACCTGCAGTACGGGCCAATTCCTGAGATAGGTTCGATCGCTTTCGAGATCGATAGTTTCGTTATAGGTCTGCGGCAATAACGCGGGCCGGCTAATAGCTGCATAGATCGCGCGGCTCGCCGCGGTGACCAGATTTGACAGTGTTACATCGCTCAATGTCGGCGGGCTCGGCAGCCCGAGCCACGCTTTCACATTGGCGAGCGTCGTGAGGTCAAAAGGCGACATCGCGGCCCCGTTCGTTGACCCGCGGCGGCGAGGGCGCCGCCGGCCTTAGTTCAGCCGTTGCCGATGTTGGTGAGAATGCCGACGCCGAACGGCGCGTACACTGCAAGCACTTCTTCCGTGTAGACCCCGTACTCATAGCGGCGGGTGCGCAGCGGCCAATCAATCCGATAATAGTCGCGACGCGTCATCACTTCCGCGACATTGGGAACCTGGTTCGATTGATACCAGACCGGCAGGCGCTCGCTGTAGGCGAGGATCGTGCCCGGGGGCAGATTGGGATGAACCTTGACGGGAATATCGAAGCCGCCGTCGACGCTGAACGGATTGTAGTACCAGCGAACGACGCCCGAGGCCGAAACCCCATAGGGCCGGCTGTTGTCGCCGTCAGCCTGCACGTTGTAGTGCAGCAGCGGACCCGACGCATTGGTCAGACACTTGTTGGTGATATTCCGCTGTTCTTGCGCGTTGACATAAATCACCGTCGGCGAGATGCGATAGTTGTTCCACATCGAAACGAGCATATTGTCGATTTCGACGACTGAGCCTCGGCCCGAAGGGGTCATGAACGTGCCTGTGCCGGCCGTTCCCGTCGCCAACGACTGCACATAAGCGTTGTTGGCGGGATTGAAGCCGACGTTGAGCAGTCCGTCGTAGGCGAGCCCGGGATTGCGGGAGCTGTCGGCGGTGATTGTGCTCGCGGGTTGCTGGCCGGTCAAAAGCGGCGTCGAGAGCGTCGCGCTGTTGATGGTGGTTATCGCCTGCAGAGTTTCGGAGCCGGCGGCGCCGACGAACCAGGCGTAGGCGACGGCGCCGTTGACGATCGAGACCGCTGCCGACAATGTCTGACCGAGCGTGACGGCCTGCGTGGCGTTGGCGCTTCGATTGGAGGAGCCGCCGTTCAACGTATAGGTGTTGCCGTCGTTGCCGGTGATGGTTTTCGAAGTCGCGACGCCGCCGCTGACCGAGGAGTTGCGATAGCCCTCGAAGGTGAGCCCAACGACGATGACGGAATAGGTGGCGCTTGGTAGCGTCGCGCCCGTGCCCGCCGCGGAGAGCACCGGCGTCGAGGGCGTGCCGAGCGCGACGGATACGTTTCCGCCCATCAACGCGCTCTCTTCCTTGGTCATAGTCTTCTGCAACAGGCGCAAGGTGGCGGTCGAGTTCACATCTTCAAACCCTTGCGCGGCGGCTTCGGCTTCAAACGTGACCGTATCTTCCTCGCCGAGCGTCACGTAAGGCGCGACCATCGGCGTGGCGACGTAGCTCATGCTTGCGGAGCGCTGCCCTTCTGGTATCCAACCCATAGAGTCGTAGCCGGAGCCGGTGATCGAGGCGATCGTGCGCCAGCGCGCGGCGTCACCAGGAAATTGACGCTGCACGCGCGGCACCGAGTTTCGCAAGGGGGTGATGGTTGGATAGAGGTTCTTCGCCGGCGCCTGGAGATCGTATGCCGTCAAGCCGGTCGAGATCGTGACCGTCTTGGAGAGCGAGGCCTTCATCAATTCGAGCGTTTCTTGCGTCGTTGCGGCGAGGGACATGCGAGTTTCCTGTGACATGAGGATGCAATGCGTCGAAAGACGCGGGGGTCGCCGCGAGGGGCGGGATTGGACGGAAGTCAAATGGAGCGGCTGCGGCTTGACGGGCCGCGCTGAGTGGCGATTTGTGAGAGCAGCAAAGGCTCCGGCGAGGGCGTTAGGTCAGCGCGACAGCCTCAAATTGATATTGAGCAAGCAGTGCTGGCTCAGATTTTTAGATCGTCGCCGCTATGAGTAAGGTTTCAGAACCGCATCTCTCGCGGATTGGCCAAGCTCACCTTCATCAGCGCCACCGTCCGTTCTTTGTCCGGCAGGGCGCTCAGCGTCTTGATCGCCGCCTCGATCCCGCCGGGCCGATCCTCGTTTGAGGCGTCGAGCTCCCGCGGCACCGCCCGCAGCGCCGCCCGCGCCGGACGCGGCTGCGCTTCGAGTTCAGCAACGCGCTTGGCGAGTTCGTCGAGTTGCGGCGTCACGAGGCCTAGCGCAGCGCGCAGGCGCGAATTTTCGTCGATCGCCCGCTCCAATTTTTCGGCCGCGCTCGCAATGGCGAGCGCGGCCTTGGCCAGCGCCTGGGAGGGGAGGGCTTGCGGCGCCTCGGGAGGAGG